GACATCAAGCTGGGCCAGGTCGAGGTCGATGGCATCCGGGCAATCACTGAGGCCCAGGCCAAGAAGCTGGGTCGAGCCACGCGGACCAAGTTCCGCCAGGGCATGAGCGGCTTCGATGCGCTGACCAAGGCCCTCATGGTTCACCTGACGGGCTACGAGGACCCGGGGTACCGCACGCCGATCATCAGGCCCTACCTGCGCGGGCTCGAGGGGCGCTACTACCATGTGCGCTCCACCCACAGCGCGATCAACACCCTGTTCCAGGCAGCTGGCGCGGTGGTGATGAAGCTCGCAGTGGTGATTGCGAACCGGCTGATGGCTTCAACGACTCTCAAGTGGGGCGAGCACTACGCTCAGATCATCATGGCCCACGACGAGATGCAGTGGGCCGTGCGCCCTGAGTTCGTCGAGCGGGCCAAGCGGTGCATGGAACAGGGAATCATCCAAGCCGGGGAAGCTCTCGGCCTTGCGGTTCCCATGGCAGCCGATGTGAAAGTCGGCGCAACTTGGAAAGACACACACTGATGAAGCTAACGAAACAAGAGTTCGAGAGGTTCTGGCAGAAGGTAGACGTACCGGACTTCAGGTCCGATCTGGGAATCAAGGAAGGGTGCTGGCCCTGGACCGCAGCGCGAAGCTCAGCAGGCTACGGGAGCTTCAAGCTCCGTGGCTCCGCAGTGTGCGCCTCACGGCTCTCGCTGATCATCGCTACCGGCATCAACCCCGAGGACCAGAGGGCCCTGCACACCTGTGACAACCCTGAGTGCGTTCGCCCGGGCCACCTCAAGTGGGGCACCGTGCGGGAGAACGCCCTGGACATGATGGCTAAGGGCCGGGGCCGCAGGCAGTTTACCAAAACTGTGCGGACTTTCACAGCGGACCTCGACGCGCACTCTGACGCTGAGCGTGCGCTGGCTCGGTACGAGAATCAGTGCGCGGGGCTCTCAACGCTCGACCGGGGAGTGTTCGCATGAGCGGCACAGCACTGATCGATGCAGACATCCTCCTGCACACCTTCACGAACGCGGCCACAAGATCGTTCGAGTGGGGCACAACAGGCCGCAACACAGGTGCGGAGGACAAGCAGACGGTGGTGATGGACGAGCGCGCCGCACGCCAGCGGGTGGACTCCCTGATCAAGGGCATCAAACGCGCCACTGACTGCGGGCGCTCGCTCCTGGTGCTCTCTGATCTCAGGGAGAACTGGCGCAAGGACCTCATGCCCACCTACAAGCTGAGCCGGAAGGCCAAGAAGAAGTCCGCTGGGTTCCTCAGGCTCCGTGAGTACATGGAGGAGACCTACGCCTGTGCTCTCGAGCCACGCCTGGAGGCGGATGATGTCCTTGGGCTGTACATGACCAGCCCCGCTACCCTGCCTGGCCGGAAGGTGTGCTGCTCCCTGGACAAGGACCTCCTGACGATCCCTGGCGAGCACTACCAGTGGAAGCCCACCAAGGCCGCGGGGCCCCGGGCCGTTGGCAAGACCTTTGTGGTGGGCGAGGCTGAGGCCACGCACCGCTTCTACGTTCAGGTCCTGATGGGCGACAGCGTTGACGGCTACCCGGGGATCCCCAAGTGTGGCATCAAGACTGCCGAGAAGATCCTGGATGGCATCACGGACGAGCAGGCCCTCTGGGACGCCTGCGTCAAAGCCTACGAGGCCAAGGGCCTCAAGGAGGTCGATGCCCTGGACACCGCCCGCGTGGCGCGCATTCTACGCAAGGGAGACTACAGCCGCACCGAGGGCGTCACGCTCTGGTGCCCACCTCACGCCCGTGACTTGAGCATCGGTTTCGATCTCGGCGGGCCTGTACGATGAGCAACTACTGGGATAGCCCCGAAGCCTGGCAGCTACACAACAACGCAATGAAACCAAAGGAGCCTCAGATGCCCAGCCCGAGTGAACTAGCGAGACAAGCAGAAGACCAAGAGCACGCAGCCCAGGAAAGGTCCCGGGTCCTGGACGAGATGAAGAAGAACCCCATGTGGTGGAACACCGGCAAGGACGCTAAGGTGCCCAGCCCGGACACTGAGGACCTTGGGACCGAGCAGCGTGGAGGCGGCGCGATCTTCCCTGGAGGTATCCCTCAGGGTGCCGAGGTTGTGGCGCGGTATGAGCCTGGGCCTGTCATGGTCGATCCGCAAGCCCTTGATGAGATCAATTTCGGTGAGCCTACAGGAGCCTGGAACGCCTTCGATCTCCTGGCCCACCACAAGGCCCTGGCCGCAGCTGCCTACGCGCTGATGGAGAAGAAGAACCACGACTACGCCGGCCACAGGGGCCTAAGCCCCTTCGCAAACTTCGAGACCTCGGAGGCCCTGGGTGTGGTGAAGACCGAGCAGGGCATCATGGTCCGCCTGCTCGACAAGGTGAAGCGCATCTGCACGTTCCTGGAGGCCGGCGAGTTCAAGGTCGAGGACGAGAAGCTGGACGACACCGTGCTTGATCTGATCAACTACACGGTGATCCTTAGCGGGTTCCTGGCCCAGAAGGCAGAGCAGGCATGAACAGGCCACGCTGCGGAGGCAACTGCAACAACCCCGAGCACGTTGCCAAGAGAAGGCTGGAGGAGCGCATGGTGTACTGCCGGGAGCTACTCAAGGCCACCCAGCGGAAGATTGAGACGTTCCTCGAAGGCCCTGCATACCTCGATCCCAACTTTGAGGTCGAGGTCGAGGCCAAAGTCCGCAAGAACGGGCGCAGCGCTAACGAGGACACCGTGCTCATCATGCGTACGCTAGTGGTCTTCAGCGAGGAACCCTACTATGATGGCATCCCAGGTACCATTACGAATACCAACACCCCTACGGAAGGGGCCTAGAACCGCTATGACTGAGCAGCTTCAACCCGATCTGCTGGAGGCGTGCCCCTTCGAGGTCACGGATTCCATGCTTGACTTCCTGAGCAAGGTGTTCCCTGACCGGGCCCCGAACATGTGGGATACCGTGCCTCAGATGCACCAGTCTGCCGGCATCGCCCGGGTGACCCGGTGGTTCCAGGCAGTCCACGACTACCAGATGCAGCCCAAGGATCCCCAAGGGCGCCCAATTGAACCGGAGTGGCCTGGTGAGGGCTTCACTGACGACCTCGATCTACTGTAAGGAGCCTCGATGTGCGCATCCAATAGCGGCCTGAAGAACTTTGGCAGCAACATCGAGACAGGCCTCAAGGCGCCGTTTACCCTGGCGGACACGCTTGGCCGACAAGCCCGCAAGATCACAAAGGGCCCCAAGCAGGGGCGGCTGGCACCCCTACCCTCTCTGGTAACGAACGCGGCCCCGCGCCAGCTGGCCTCCCAGGCGCCGGTGTCCGTCCGTTCGGCCAGCAACCCACTCCAATAAGGACAGCCCCCATGTGCGGATCAGCTCCCAAGGCCCCCAAGCCGGCCAGAATCCAGGCACCCCTGGCGGCTCCCGAAGAAACTGCCCAGCTGGTGGAGACCAAGAAGCCTCTCCAAGCGAAGCGCAAGAAGATCGCGGGTGAGGGCATCAAGGCCCTCCAGAACCCGCTCATCCTGCCTGGCATCAACGTGCCCAGCTGAGCCTCCACCTCCAGTAGCCGCCTCAGGTCCCTACGCTCGAACATCAGCGTTAGGGATCTGGGGCGGCTTTTTCATACCCACACAGCAAGCAGCAAGGATTCCTGAGGATGAGCGACATCACAAAGGTGGACACGTTCACCGACCCTGCCCCGGCCAAGCCGGGCACCGGCGCTGCCTCCAGGTTTGAGCACCTCTGCAAGTTCCGCGAGCCGTTCCTTGACCGAGCCCGCGCTGTCTCCAAGCTGACCATTCCCACAGAGATCCCCTCCGAGGGGCACACTCCCTGGGAAGCCTTGAGTACACCCTATCAGTCTGCTGGTTCCCGCGGCGTCTCGAACCTGGCCAGCAAGCTGATGATGACCCTGTTTCCGCCGAACACGCCCTTCTTCACGCTGTCTGTGGACGAGGCCCTGATCGCCCAGGCCATCGAGGCGTCCGGTGAGGACCCTGGGGAAGTCGAGACCGAGATCGAGCAGTCCCTGGTTGGCATTGAGCGGCGTGTCTCTGAGGACATCGACCGCCTGCACCTGCGGCCTGCCCTCCAGCGCGCCTTCCGGCACCTGGTGATCGGCGGCAACGCCATGATCAACGTACCCAGCAACGCCCAGGGGCGCATGATTCCCCTGACCCGCTATGTGCTGAACCGTGACAGCATGGGGCGCGTTGTTGAGCTGCTTGTGTTCGAGTCCATTGATCCGCGCACGCTCCGCACCGAGGAGCAGATGGCTGTGGTCCAGGCCGAGCCCGGTCTGCGTAAGAAGTTCGAGGCTGGCGAGCCGGTCGCGCTGTTCACCTGGGCCGAGGCCACAGGCGTGAACGACGACGGCACGCTGATGTTCGAGCAAGCCCAGTGGATCGAGAACACCAAGGTGCCTGGCACTGAGGCCAAGTACCGCGCAGATGAATCCGAGTGGATCCCCCTGGCTATCAACCGCGCCGACGAGGAATCGTATGGCCGAGGCGCAGCCGAGGAGTTCATGGGTGACCTCAAGACCCTGGAGGGCCTGACCCGAGCGACGGTACAGGGCGCTGCCGCAGCTGCCCGCGTGATCTTCCTGGTCAAGCCTGGATCTACCGCACGCATCCGCAGCTTGGCGAGTGCGCCCAACGGGGCCTTCCGCGAGGGAGACCCTGACGATGTGGGCACGCTCAAGCTCGACAAGTCGGCAGACTTTGCGTTCGCCACCAACCTGATGGGCTCCATCGAGAGCCGCCTTGACGAGGCCTTCTTGGTGGGCAAGTCAGTGCGCCGGGATGCCGAGCGCGTGACTGCTGAAGAGATCGCTTTCATGGTCCAGCAGCTAGAGGACACCCAGGTGGGCGTGTACTCCACGCTGGCCGGCAGCCTCCAGCTGGCAGTGGTGACGCGCCTCATGGCCATGCGCCGCGCCAGTGGCAAGGACAAGGACCTCCAACTGCTGAAGCGCAGCGTGCTCCAGCCCAAGGTCATTGCTGGCCTCGAGGGCCTTGGACGCGGGCACGACCTCAGGCGCCTTCAGGTTGCCATGTCCACCCTGCGTGAGTTCTTCGGAGAGCAGGCGGTCATCCAGCACATCAATGCCGGCGAAGGCGCCAAGCGTGTCTTCAACGCCGCCGGGGTGCAGCCCCAGGGCCTCCTCAAGACAGACGAGCAGGTGCAACAAGAGCAGCAGGCCGCGATGGCCCAGCAAGCAGTCCAGGCCGGGATCCCCAACGCAGTCGCGGGGGTCGCCAAGGCTACAGAGAACCAACCCCCGGTTGAACCCCAGCAGTAGAGCAGCACACCATGGCGCAGTACCAAGTTCCCACCCCTGACGCAGCCCCGGGCCTCGACGACAGCGGCAACCCCGCCGACAACGAGCAGCTGGAGACCCCGCTCCAGCCCAACGAGTCCCAGGACCCCAACGACCCCGGGCCGCCCCCGGGTGACTTCAAGACCTGGCAAGAGGTCGCGCTGAGCCTGGAGAACCTCCGGGCCCACATGGCCTCCAAGGGCACCAAGACCCCCGAGTCCTCCGATGCACCCAAGGCGCCCCAGCCCGGCGAGATCCGCGAGCTGACCCAGGATGACATGGCCACGCTCTACAACGAGTGGACCGCCAACGGGGGCACGCTGACCCCGCAGACCTACCAGCGGCTCCAGATGGAGCACGGTGTGACGCAGGCGACGGTCGAGCAGTTCGTCCAGGGCCAACAGGCCCAGGCCCAGCTCGAAGCGCAGGCGATGTACAGCGCAGTGGGCGGCCAGGAGCAGTTCGAGCAGATGGCTCAGTGGGCGCGGCGAGAGCTTCCGGCCCAGGAATTTCAAGCGGTGAACCGCCTGATCGCCAACGCCAACGCAACGGGTGACGTTGGAGTCATCCAGATGGCGGTGCAGTCCCTGGCCCAACGGTGGCAGGCCGCTGAGGGCTACTCCCAAGGGCGCGGCCTGGCTCCCACGCAGGCGCCCCGACAGGCCCCCGCCGGAGGCCAGCCGTTCATGAGCATGGCCCAGCTGGTGGAAGCCCAGAGCGACCCCCGGTACGTCAAGGACCCTGCCTACCGTCGTGAGGTCGAGCAGCGCGTGGCCCTCTCTGCCCGCGCCGGAACCCTGTAGCACATGAAGAACCTCATCTCAGCTCTGTTGATCCTCCCCCTCCTTGGCGGCTGCCAAGCTGATGGCTCCAGCCCCATCTCCGCATATGTGCAGGCCGAGGCCGACGCCTGGGTCTACACCGACGGGCAGCACATCGCCGCCGTTGGCTCTGGCCTGGTTGACCTGGACCTCATGGCCTACGGTCTCGCCGTGCAGGCCCCGGTTGATCTCGGTGCCGCGGGCGACAAGGCCTGGTTCAAGGCCCCTGGGTTCGAGCGGACCCAGGAGATCTCTGAGCCCTGGCCCAACTGGATGGCCACCAAGGTCCGCCTGGAGGACACCCTGATGCTCGAGGCCAAGTACGGCATCACCATCACCTTCGAGCTTCCCAGCGCCCCTGAGGCGCCTCTGGCAACAGAGTAACTCAGGCCACCCTAGGGGAACCTAGGGACCATACAACCACTGACTGAGTAACTTCAGGCAGCGTGCCCTGGGCCTCCTTACGAGGAGACAACTCTGAGCCGCACGTTCCTCTGTGAATAGCTGTGGGCTAACCACCCCCCTTTCTTTCTTCACAAAGGAGCCATTCCATGGCTTTCGGACCCGAAACCTTCCCCGGCATTAGTGCCGTTCGGACAGGTAACCCCAAACACGCCTCAATCCCGGGCAACGAGAAGGACCTGTTCCTCAAGGTCTTCTCCGGGGAGGTCCTCACGACCTTCTCCCGCGCCAACCTCATGCGGGACCTCCAGACGATGCGCACCATCAGCTCTGGCAAGTCCGCGCAGTTCCCGGCAACGGGTCTCGCCGCTGCGGTGTACCACACCGTTGGTGAGAACATCCTCGACGACGGCGCCACCACGGGTGGCACGGACATCGAGTACCTCACCACGCAGAACCCCCCGGGCTCCGGTGGTACTCAAGCGCAAGGCGGCATCGCCGGTGGTGGGAACTACCTGTCGCGCATCAAGCACGCTGAGCGCGTGATCTCCGTTGATGAGCTGCTCATCTCGGCAGTGTTCATGGCCGATATCGATCGGATGATGAACCACTACGAGGAGCGCTCGATCTACTCCAAGGAGATCGGCAACGCTCTGGCGCGCTCGTTCGACAAGCGCTCGATCCGGGCCCTCGTTATGGCCGCTCGATCGGCTGGCAACTTCGAAGGCGGCGACGGCTACCAAGGGCACCCGGCTGCTGCCGGCGGCGACACCATCGTTGACTCGCTCCTCAAGACGGACGGTGCGGCCATTGTGTCGGCCCTGTTCGAGGCTGCGCAGATCTTCGATGAGCGTGACGTTCCCACCGAGGATCGCCACTTCCTGTGCTCGCCCCAGCAGTACTACCTGATCGTGCAGCAGAAGGATGTCATCGACCGTGACATCACCTCCGGCACGAACGGGGACTTCGCTGATGGGACGGTCAAGGTCTGTGCGGGCTTCCAGCTCCACAAGACCAACAGCCTCCCGAGCGTTGGCGGCACCTCGCCCCTGTTGGGTGAGAACAACACCTACCATGATGCCGCCGGCTTCGCTGACAACGCTGGCGTGGCGTTCCACACTTCTGCGATCGGCACCGTCAAGCTCAAGGACCTGAGCGTCGAGACGGATCGCAAGCTCGAGTACATGGGTGACCTGATGGTTGCCTCGTACGCGCTGGGCACGGGTATCCTTCGCCCCGAGTCCGCGGTCGAGCTGTCGGTCAACTAGATACTGCTGCTGCTCTGGGGCCCCTAGGCTTCTCAACTTCGGTTGGGGGTCTAGGGGCCCCTTTTTCACTTTTCCGCTGAACACTAGAGGACCACGACGATGGCTGTAACCGCAACGACCGAGCTTGAAGCGGTCAACAACATCCTCTACGCCCTAAACGAAGCCCCGGTCACCGCGCTGGGCTCCAACCAGAGCGTGCTCAGCAATCGCGTACAAGCCGTGCTCACCCAGGTGAGCCGCGAGGTGCAGCTCCAGGGCTGGGCCTTCAACCTGGACTTCCCGGTTACGCTCACTGAGTCTGGCGGCGAGATCCCCGTGCCCGCTGACTCCCTGTGGGTCAAGGTCTCCAGCGGCGGCTCAAACGGCTTGGTGGTGGGCACCAGCTTCGTTGGCAACGAGCACATCATCGAGCGTGCTCGCAAGCTGTTCAAGCGTGGCACTCAGAGCTATGCCTTTGACACCGGCGAGACCGTGGAGAACGTCCTGGTCTGCCGCGCCCTGGACTTCGCTGATCTCCCTGAGGTCGCTAAGACCCTGATCTACCTCAAGGCCCTTCGGCGCATCTCGGCAACCGTGAAGCCCAACGCACAGCGGGACGCCAGCCTGCGCGCTGACGAGCTTCGGGCGCATGGGGACCTTCTCGAACAGGAGGGGCTCCAGGACAGCCTGACGATCTTCGACAACTACGATGCCTACCAGTCGATCGACCGGGGCAACCCGGGAACGGAGGGCCCCTCATGGCGCTAGTTGATCTCGGCCTAGTACCCTCGCTCCTCCAGGGGATCTCCCAACAGCCCCAGGGCCTGCGCCTGCCCGGCCAAGCCACTGATGTACACAACGGCTGGGGCACCGCAGTAGAGGGCCTCTCAAAGCGCCCGCCCACCCGCCATGTGGCCAAGGTCACCACGCACACCCTGCCGCCCAACGTGACCCCTGCGTTCCATGCGATCAACCGGGACCCCACGGAGCGTTACCTCCTGGCGCTGTACCCTGACCGCATCAAGGCATACAAGACCGACGGCACGGAAGTGCATGTTGAGATGACCGCCTCCACGGACTACCTCAACACGCGCACCCCGAACCCGATTGCTGAGCCCGAGACCTTCGATGTCGCAGCCGGAACCGGGTGGACTGAGGTGAACCCCTTGCTCACAGTGCTCCCCTCAGCTGGCGTAGAGACCGGCCCCCTCGGCTGGGGCACCGGCTGGGAGCTGGCCACCGAAGGGGGTGGAGGCGCTCCGGGCTACTACAGCTTCGTTGGCTCTGCTACACCGTACCTCACCAACCGGTGGCGGGGCGGGGTCGGCGCCATCACCGTGTTCAGCTGCTACTTCAAGTTCTCCTCGTCGAGCCCCGCCGCTGAAGAAGTCGAGCTGGTCCTCAGGGACGCTACGGGCACCGTAAGCACCTGGACCGGCACCTTCACATTCACCGCTGGCGTGCTGGCTGCCAACGGCACTGCGGTGACTGGCACTGCCGCCCTGGGCGAGCTGGACACCTGGGTCGAGGACATCGGCCAGGGCTGGTATCGGGCCAGCATGCAGGTCACTGCCGCAAGTGACTACAACGGCTCCAGCATGGACTGCCGTGTGGGCGTCAAGAGCACCCACGGGACCCTGGATCTCCCTGTGGAAGCCTGGGGCGCGCACCTTGAGTACGAGGCGGACAACCGCTTCGCTGACCTCAAAGCAGCGCCCTACACGGTCAACGAAGAGGAGCGTCTCAAGGTGCTCACGGTGCAGGACTACACGTTCATCACCAACAACTCAGTGGCTGTGGCCAAGACCGCCGCGGTGTCTGCGAGCCCCGCAAACACCGGGGAAGCCTATGTGTTCTGCAAGTCCGCCTCGTTGATGACCACATACTCCACGCGCATCAAGCAGGGAGCCAACGACGAGACCTACTATGTGGGAACGCACACCGGAGCAGCAACGAATTCTGGGCATACCGAAGGCATTTGCGCCGGTGGATCTAACACCACCACGGCTGCGAAGTGTACCACCTCTGGTGGTGTCTATGTTGGAGCCGGGACCGATGATAACCGGACATTCCCAGACCCCACTTCCGTCATCTGGAGGTTCGATCAGTACATCTCAGCCGGAGACTTGCCCGCTGGCGCCGGCACAGGCCTGATCTTGCCGACCACCACCGTTGCAGGCGCTGTGCTTGAACTCACAGACATCACCGCCTTTGATCTGGTCCATGCCACTGGAGACCGCTCCCAGGATTCGATCGTGTCCTTCATGAATGCCTCCACGGCGCACAAGGTTGACACGATCTCGGACCTCCCACTGACTATGCGGGACGGGGTGCGTGTGACGATCGGCCAGGGCTCCGATGACGAGGTTGATGACATCACGGTGGAGTTCGTTGCAGACGAAGCGGACGACTTTGGCCCCGGCCATTGGGTCGAGAGCACGCCCTATGATCAGGCCAACACCCTTGATGCCACCACGATGCCGCATGCTCTGGTTCGCAAGCAGGACAACGCCTCCGGCACTGTGACGGGCACGCCCTACGAAATCTACTTCGAGTTCGAGACCGTCGATTGGAGTGACCGTGAGGTTGGCGACGACAACTCGAACCCGGACCCGGCCTTCGTCGGCGCCACGGTGAACAACCTGACGTTCTTCAGGAACCGCCTGGGGTTCATCTCAGGACAGGATGTGACCTTCAGCGGCACCGGGGACTACTTCAACTTCTGGCGCACCTCCACCCAGACGCTCCTGGACTCGGACCCCGTGGGCACCCAGGTGACCCACACTTCCGTCAGCACCCTCTACAACAGCCTGCCCTTTGACCGGAACCTCCTCCTCAACTCTGACCGGGGCCAGTTCCTGCTGACCGGTGAGCCTGTGCTGAGCCCCACCACGATCAGCACCAAGTCCCTGTACAGCTTCGAGAGCCTCACGGTCCCTGCTATGGTCGAGGCCGGCAAGACGGTGCAGTGGTTCTCAAAGCAGGGCGAGTTCACCGCGGTTCGGGAGCTAACTCCGTCCCAGCGGGCCTCCGATGTCTACGATGTGGACACGGTGTCCGAGCAGATCCCCAAGCTCATCAGCGGCAAAGTGGTCCAGGCTGTGGCCTCCACACTGTCTGACACCCTGGTGGCTCTGGCTGACGGCGACCGCTCCCAGCTCTATGCCTACACCTGGTTCTACCGACAGGACACCAAGCTCCAGAGTGCCTGGGTCCGGTGGTCGTTCAACAACACGCCGCTCATGGCCGAGACCGCGAACATCCTGGGCATTCAGTTCATCGAGGACGAGCTGTACATCCTGATCGAGCGGGACGACGGCATCTACATTGAGGCCATGCGCCTTAGTGAGGGCCTTGAGGACTCCACGGAGATGGCGTTCGTGGCCCGCTTGGACCGCAGGATCCATGAGGGCTACCCCGGGCTCTCTTTGGTCTACAACGCCGGCCCGGACACCACAACGATCTCTGGGCTCCCCTGGGACATCCCAGCCTCCACCGCTACTCTGGCGCTGATGGGCACCAACTTGAACCCGGCCACGATCTACCCCTACAGCAGCCGGGTAGTCACAACGCCCGGCAGCCACACGGTCACCTTCGAGGGCGACCTAACCGGCCTCGAGAAGTTCTACCTCGGATTCACCTACGACTTCGAATACGAGTTCAGCGAATACTGGAAGCCCCAGCCCACAAGCAGGGGTGCCATCGCGCCGTCCTTGCGGGAGCCTGAGCAGATCATCTCCGGGGCTCTCCTGGTCGAGGACTCCGGGTACTTCGATGTTCAGGTCCAGCCCAAGAATGGAGCCCTGGTGACCCAGGAGTTCCGGGGCACCATTGAGGGCATCCACACCCGGGTGTCTCAGGGCTCTGACACTTCCTATGATGTGCCCTTCTCAACAGGTATCTACAGGTTCGCAGTGGGCGCTAAGAACAACGAGGTCAAGGTCCGGGTTGTCTCCGATAGCCCCCTACCAGTGAGGATGGTCAACGCCGAATGGGAAACCGAGCACGAACGTCGGGGCTCCAGCTCCCGCAGCTAGAGGCCACAGTTCGCCCCGCCACCATGGCGGATGCGGTGGACATGGCCCCCAGGCTGCGCCAGGCGGACCTGGCTGAGATCAAGGCCCACTCAAACAACGAGCCGGCTCAATCGCTCCAGCATGGCGTCTACTGGTCAGAGCCGGCCTACACCGTTGAGTTCCTGGGCAAGCCCGCTGCTATCTTCGGAGTCGTCCCGGTCAAGCAGGGCGACTTCGGCTGGGACTGGCCCACAGGTCACCCACACCCCTCAGGATCCGTGTGGCTCCTGGGGACC